CTGTAATTGTTCCTAACATTTTACCGGTAACTCCACCACCTCTTTCGGTAATTAGTTCAACAGCGTGCTGTGATATTCCATTTACTGTTGCTTCCTCTATTTCTTGACCTTCATCTAATACTTCTCCTGTTTTCAAGTCATATCGACCAATCATTCTTTCCGCAGCTGTTCCAGTCACATTAGTTGGAGCTGTTAGAGCAAATTGTTTTGTTACTAATGCCGCTTCCTTTTTGAGAGTATTTTTTACTGCCGTTTTAACTAAAGACTTAAAAACCTTGTCCTTAGCCATCTTTTCCAATGTCTTCTTTGCTCCCATTTTGGCAATCATACTTAGGACATAGGCATCTCCAGTTGGTGCTATACTACCTGTTCCTATTTCTGTTACAGCAATTGCCGCCAATTCACCCATAAATCTGAGAGACGTTTTGACTGTTTCTCCAACCGCATATCCCTTGTTTTCATTTAATAGGGCTTCTTTGTCAGCCTTATCAAAATAACCCTGTAAAAGCCTAACATCATCCTCATTTCTTTCACCTTTCTCAAATCTATTCGCTGCCTTTGCTATTTTAACTAATTCCACGGCTTCAATTCCTGAACCAATATAGGGTATATCTTCTTTATCCCAATCAGTAATACTATTTAAAAATCCATCAAAACCAGATATTTCTTCTGGTGCTGGAGGTGCTCCGGTAACATTTATTTTTGGCTTAGCAATCTCAAAATCCATTTCTTTATTCCCTATTCTTTGCTGAAGAGCAGTTCTGTTAGGTGCATCTGCTGGAAGAGCTATATCAAAATTAGGTGCCCCCGTATTATATCTTTGATTCTTTTTATCGTTAACTCTAAAAATCCCCAGACCGTGTGGAGTCTGAACATCAGCTAATTCGGGAACTTTAATAAGGGTACCTTGTGGTACGTTTCTATCTCCGGTTGCTACATCTCCAAAAACTACAGGTGTGTTAAAAGCTCCGATGCCATCAGCGTTTGGTCTCGTTTGTCTTGGGTCTCTAGGGTCATAGTATGTTGCATTAAATTTTTTGGAAGGACTCTGAACAGCTACTTTCGGTTGAGCGGGAGCTTGGACCACATTAAGTTTTGGCTGGATTGGAGGTTGAACAACATTCAACTTCGGTTGAATGGGAGGTTGAACAACATTAAGATTAGGCTGGGCTACACTTTTAGCTACCTTTAAAGTGGGTTGAGCTTCTGGAGTTACCGGACTAGAACCACTCTCCAATCCATTGTTAGAGATTGAATTAAATGGATTTCTTTTAACTCCCACAACCGGATTGAACGGGTTTTGGTCAGCCATATATTAATCTCCTATTAATCCCCACAAGTTCTTAAAGTTTCTATCTTTCTCAGGTTGGCTTAGTGGCAACTGGTCAATGAAATAATGTTTCACGGACTGTGGCAATGTACTTGCTGTTATTAGTTCGCCCACTTCGGCTGCTGTTTTATCTCCATTTTCAATTGCTGTTAGATAAGATTCAAAAGCACTATACATTGGTACTTCTTCTTCATCAAAATTCAATCCCTTTGGAGGATTAACATAGAAGTTCTTAAGGTCATCATCCAGTCCAGCAAAAGTAGCAAGTGTTAATCCAGCATTGCTGGCACCACTACTTAATTGAGAATTAGTGAATTTGAAATCAGCCTCACCTGTTCCTGTTTTCTTTGTTCCTGTTGTTGCTTTCCACTGACGTATATTTTCATTTGTCTTAAATATTTCTTCTTCTCTTTTGACTAGTCTCGCATCTTCAGTTTCTTTATCTTTCAATCTTGCGAACACATCATTAAGAGCTGGGTCGTAAATTCCAGCATAAGCATTTTCGATTGCCTTTAATTCTGTAGGGTTGTAAGCAATACCAGACTGATTGCCAATACCATAAGGATCTGTTGTACCTGATTGGATATCATTCCTAGCGTTATTCAAGTCAGTAGCTCTTCCTGACAACTGATTGGCTGTTTGATTTGGATTAGTTAAAGCATCACCGGCATAGTTTCCAATGTCTCCATTACCTTTAGGGATTTTATTTCCAAGGAAAATAGCATACTCTTCTGGCGACATTACTTCTCCTGTCTTTGGGTCTCTATATTTTGCATAGAGGTCATTGCCCTGAGTTGCTTGCTGTGCTGGTGCAGGTTGTTGCCCTTGTTGCCCTTGTTGCCCTTGCGGGGGAACACCGGTGAAAACAGGATCTGGAGTAATAGCGGAATTCCCCGCTGCGTTAAAAGTACCTCCACCATTTGGTAAAGTTTGATTTGGTGAAGAAATAACATTTAATCTTGGTGAATCTTGTGCTTGACCAACATTAAGAAGTGGATGCTTTACTGGAGCAGCGGGGACTATTGTATTCTGATTACTTGCAGTGCGTACGTTAAAAATTGACATATATTAAAATTGATTATTTTTTCCAGTGGATAAAAGTTTGTTGCCTTTATTCCTGAGATATCCCGCTGCCCTTACTTTGTTGGCTGCACTCCTTGCAGTATTTTGTGTACCTTGAAACTGTTGTCCTTGTGGATTGTAAATATTGGATAATGCAGATGCACCTACTCCGCCTTGAGCTTTTTTAGCATCAAAAGTATTACCGCCTAGGTTAAAATACTGACTAAGACCTTGAGTCTGACCTTCGTCATTGCCATACTTGTATTGAAAATCTCTAGCCGTGTTACCGATCTGCCTACCAATTTTATCTTGGGTGTATGCTTGGTCTTGGTTGTAAGCTCTCTCCAAATTCTTTTCTTTTTGAACTCGTCCACCTGAAAATAGAACACCGGAATCCGCAGCCTTCTGATCAGATTTTGATTTATCTGCTTCGAACGCTTGTCCTGAATTTATTAAATAATCTTGATAGTCTGATTTTTTTTGAGCCAAAGTAGCTTCTGCATCAGCTGTATCCTTAGCCTGTAAAGCATTGTAATATAATTTGGTATCTTCGTTAGCTTGCGAAAGTGCGGCTCGCTGATCTTCAATATCAAAAGGCTGACCTTGCCAATCAACTATCCCGCTTAAATCTCCTGACTGTAGTGCTTCAATAATTTCTTGAAGCGTACTTCCGCCCTGAATTAAAGTGGCAATTGACGGATGACTTGCTACTGCGTTGGCATAAGTAGCATCTATCTCTGCTTGTTGAGTATTTTGCTGATATTGCTGGGTTGCTTGCTCTGGTGTATATTGATCAGGGTTTGCTCCTGTACCGCTAGTGTAGGCACGTTCTGCTGGTGCTGATGTGGTAGGAGCTACTTCTGTTCCACCATCTGATGCTGCTGTCTGTAGTTCTTGCTCATTTAAAATCTTCTGATTATTGTCAGAGTAGTAATAACTACCATCTTTTTGGTAAAAATTTCTAGCCATATGTATTTATATTATAACATTATTTTTGAGTTTTTAATAGCTCTATCTCGGCTTGAAGCTCATTTATGCGAAGGGCAAGTGTTAAATAAAGGTCTTGTTTGCTCTCAAACATACCAATCATTTGACCTTCCCTAATTTTTTTTGGTTTTAATCCATAAGTAGGAAGCATTTTTGGTACATCTACTCTTTTTCTATCAGCTATCAAACTCATTTCATCATCGCCTAGTGGTTCAAAAGTTTCAGTATTAAAATTTTCCACTGATATAGGATTCATCTTGCGATCAATCACTTCTTTATATAGTACTTTTCTCTCTTCGATTGTTTTGCTAGTATCTAAATAACTAGCTTTATCCTTTTTTTCATTCATACTATTTCATTAGTTCTATAAATCTTTCAGCAAGGACTTCTGGTAATAAACACATTTGAGATTTTTCTTCTTCGTAAGTTCTATACTCGTTAGCAATTTCTTTCCAATCTCTTTCATTGTTGAAACTTAATATTACTAACGAAGTAGCAAAGATTGCTATAATGAAAGCAGAAACTGCAAAAACTATATTTTTTTTAGTGTTATTCATATATTTTATTATTTAATTAAAACTATTATCAATAAGCAGTCATATCAAAGGAACCAGTCCACGATCCATCTCCCGGCATTCCACGAAATTGATCCGTTGCCCCACTAGCATAATTGACTATATCACCAGCAACTGATGGATTTGTTGCGGCCGATACTAATTTCAATTTAGGTGACACAAAATATGCAGTTGCATAAACAACTCCTGATCCTGTTGATGCTCCAGCTCCACCAACTTTTAATCCACCAGTTATATGTTGACCGGTAGTTGTTAATAAACTTGTTGCTATCTGTGTTCCAGTAATTGTATTAGATGCAATTTTATTTGCGTTTAAAGAACCTGTAGAAATTCTATTTGCAGACAATGTACCAGTATTTATATTGTCAGCACTTATTATCCCTGTAGAAATATAACCTCCAGTAATAAGTGTTACTCCATTTGCTTTAGCATTGTCAATACTTGCCCCAGCGGTTAATGCCGTTTGAGTATTATTAGCAGTTGCATCAGTACATTTAGCATCTGTACGAGATACAGACAATGTACCAGTATTTATATTGTCAGCACTTATTATCCCTGTAGAAATATAACCTCCAGTAATAAGTGTTACTCCATTTGCTTTAGCATTATCTATACTTGCTCCAGCAGTTAATGCCGTTTGAGTTACATCTGCATCTGTACGAGATACAGAAAGTGATCCTGTAGTTATTTTACTAGCATCTAAATTACCTATGTAAGCTGAGGCAATAGCATTTCCAGTCCAATCAGAACCAGCAGTAGCAGTTACATCTCCAGTAATTGTTACCGAAGTAGCTGTTAAAGCTCCGGCTGGAGTTACATAAAAAGTTGGAGTACCTGTTGGTCCAGCAAATATGGCATTAACACCAGCAGGAGTAAAACCAATAGTATTCCCTCCATTGATAACTTGTAATGAACCAGCTGTAATTTGACCAGTAGCTGTGATGGATAAAGCATTTACATATCCAGTATCAACTGTATTTCCTACAATGGTAGTTACTCCGGCTGCATCTTCAGCAGTTCCTATAGCAACATTAGTTCCTACAATTAAAGATCCAACAACAATCTTTCCAGCATCGATAGTATTTACTAAGATATTGTCGCCAACTATCTGTTCGGCTTGTACTAAATTATAAGTAGCAGCATCTGTCTCATTTTTAGCAACAGCGATTAAAACTTTTCCTGTTCCAACAGAGTCAGAAGAGGTTGTTGATTTTTGATAAACTGTTTCAGACTCAAGAAGTGACAAGTAAATATAAGTTTTGGCTATTATATCACCAGTAGTTCCAGCATCAATTGAGTAGGAATTTCCAACAGCATCAATAAAATCTCCTCCACCCCAAATTACAGTATCAGTATCATCAGAAGAAAAAGCACAGCTCTGTGTCCAACCATAGTCTCCCACGTTTATAGTGGTAGAAGGAATTAGTGCACTATCAATCATAACATTACCAGTATTAACATCTACAGCAGCACCACCAGAAGGAATAGAAGCTGGTTCTGCATCAGATGAATCAGCAGAGACAAAAGAAGAATCCTTAGTTTCAGAATCCTGATTGTTGTCCCTGTATAGGAATCGATCCAAATAAAGCTCTGATAATTTCATATATTAGTTGTGCTCTAAGCCCTCATCTCTTATTTTAAGTATTTCAATGCCATTAAAAACTATAGGAGTTCCGGTAGAATTTCCTACCATTCTAGTTCTGATTAAATTAAAATATTCTGTTACTTCATTAGGAAATAAAGATACATATTCTTCCCCGATTGTATCTATGTCTTCCCATTTATTTACAGTTGATTTTTGAGTTTGATATTGGAATAAAGTTCCGCCACCGTTTTCAGTTATTGCTGATATTCCTCTAATTGTTTTTGTACTCGAATACATCTCAGTAAAAGAACGCCAACGATCTATCATTTCAAAGTATATTGAACTACCAAAATCAGTATTGCCTGAATCTAATTTACCAACTAATCCTGCGGAGGTTCCTACAATCTGATCTATGGTTGTACCATTATCATATCTAACTAAAGCGGTAATTCCATTACTGGCAAAATCATAGATAGTCCACACATTTGTAGAAATAGTATATCGAACTTGGCAGTTTAAGTAATCAACTCCCTCAAAGGTAAGTGGTCCGCAAGACCATTTAATAGCATCGAAATTATCATAAATACCGACTATGTTAGGATAGGCGGTTCGCGGGATTGCTTTAACCACATCAGATATTCTACGAGATATTTCTGTTGGTTGACTGTCGTAATTAAATTTATAAAATCCAGAAGGGTGATGGAAGTAAACACCGTCTTTTCCTTGAACAATCGATTCTTGAGAAAATGTTCCAACATTATATGCTGGGTATGGATCTACGTTCGTTGTACTGTAGACACGGTAGATGTGATTCTCTTTGAAAAGAAGTAAAGCTTTTGGTACTCGGAATAATCCAGTGGTAGATTCTCCATCTTGAGGAGAAAATTCAGCAATAAAATTTGTAGTTATATCAAAAGTCAGCGGAGACACATAGCTTGTTCCGTCTACCGATTGAACAATGTCAGTGTAATAAAGGATGTCAGTGGAAGCATCAACTATCCAAACTCGTCCACCATAACCAGCTTCAATAAAATCAGCTGCTGGAAAACTGGCGGGAACATCTGTATCATCAAAAGCTCCTCCGTCAGAGGTCTCAGGTGCATCTCCTGCGTTGCCATTTACCATCCAAGTTCTATTTAAGAACTGACTAAATCGAGCTTTTGTTTCAACTGTTGTAGTTCGAACTGAAGTCCAAGCAGTCCCATTCCATACTGAGATATCATCTGCCACTTGAGCAAAAAGCCTGTCATTTCCACCTAAAATATTTAAAGTGCCAAAAGCAGTGACGCTTCCAGTCAGGTCGTCAGCGTAAGTCGCAACTCCTAGTCTGGTTGTCATAGAGCCAATTCTATCAAAGTGCATATTGATTGCCAGTTGAACAGAATTCTCTGGACAAATAGTATCACTCAACTGAGCAGAGCGTATAACTCCCTCTGTAGGATAAGGTATTTTAATATTATCTACGTTTGGCATATTTTATTTTAGCATTTCTATCCCCCCACTCATCCGCAAAAATAAGTAGGGAAGAGAAAAACTAAGGAGTTAGAACCAACACATTGAGAATTGTATCGTTTGAAGGATCATCGTCAAATGTTACATCAACAGAACCGATATTAGCTTCAACTGATAGAATGGAAACATCATTTCCACCGTTGTTAACTAAAGTAGCAAAAACTGTATCAGTAGCAGCAACACTAGCGAAGTCACCAGCTGAAAGATTTTCAGTAGCGCCACCACCAGTTGTTGTAACAATTTCGTTTACAACTGTAGTAATTCCAGTAGGACCAGTATATCCAGTAGGACCAGTATAGCCAGTAACAGAAGAATCAGCTCCTGAATAACCAGTATAGCCAGTAGGACCAGTATAACCAGTAGGACCAGTATAACCAGTATATCCTGTTGCACCAGTAGCTGAAGCAGCTCCATCGTCACCAGTATAACCAGTAGGGCCTGTATAGCCAGTATATCCAGTAAAACCAGTATAGCCAGTAACACCTTGAGGCCCAATTGGACCAGTGTAGCCAGTGTAGCCAGTAGGGCCATCAGGACCTGTGTAACCAGTATCACCAGTAAAACCAGTGTAACCTGTGTCACCAGTGTCACCTGTTGCACCAGTAGCTGAAGTAGCTCCTACAGGACCTGTGTAACCAGTTGGACCTGTATCGCCTGCACCTGTGTAACCTGTGTAACCTGTGTCACCAGTTGGACCAGTATAACCAGTTGGACCAGTATAACCAGTTGGACCAGTGTAGCCAGTTGAACCAGCAGCACCAGCACCAATTGCTGTCCATGCTGGGACTGCAACTGTGCCTGTCATTTGGTAAACAGCTGAACCATCTAAATCTTGAAGTATGCACTCTAATGCAAAAACATTTGCATATGTCGCACCAGCGTAAGGTGTTCCACCAGTTACGGTACCAAAGGTAACTAACTGATATGAACTTGTATTGTCAGGCTGTTCCTGTTGTTGAATATCAACTAAAGGAATCAGCGGATTAGTGTGAGCGATATATTTTATTGTCAGTATTATATTAGATAAATCTAACTTCTACTGAAATTTTTAATTTTTAACTTGTTATAATTGGATGTCTTTGGTATCTCCTAAATGGTCTGATGACATCTAAATCTGACCATCCTTTGTCGCTTCGTTGTACTAGGGCTTCCCTTTTAACTTTTAAAATATTAGCCCATTCAGTCAAAGTTTTACCCTTGATTCTCCTAACATTGCCAGTGTTATTCATATTTTCCAACCTAGTCACCCAACGACAATTGCTTTTACTATAACCTTTATCATTGTTGACTCGATCCAACTCTGTATTGTTATTATTCAACTTCCTGTGTAAAATATACGAACTCCACATATCTAAGAAGAAAAAATCAAAGTTATCCCATCTTTCACAAACAGTAATACCTTTTTCTAAGTAAGACTTATTGTTTCTTTCACTTGTTTTATGTCTACACCGTCTTTTCATTTCACTCCAAACTTGATAAAAATTCCTTTCTACTTTATTTGGATTATTAGATGATTTGAATTTGGGATGAACTATTGACATTAGTTTGTGATTATGGTTGTGCTTTGTCCGGTATAAAGATTGTTAAATAGTGCGTCAACCAAAGAATTAAACTTCACTAAATCTGGATCGTCACTTGTAATATCATTGTCTTTACGATATTTAATTGCATAACGAAGATACCATTTGTAAATCTCTCTGTAGTGCTCTGGAAGCTCTTGAGAAAGACTTGTCACCTCACCAACTTTTTTGTAGTAATCAATGTAGACATTGTTGCCTTGCATTGCATCAGGAATCAATCTATCGAAATACAATTTATCATCATATACTGTGTAATAGATAGGCTGTGAAATTGTGGGTCTCGACCAGACCCTAGTCCCTAATGGAATATCTCTAGTAATTCCTGTTACTCCTAAAAGTTGATTGGTTGTTATATTTATAGAGGTGTATGCAATCTGCATTATTTCTTGTGTATATGCGGTTGTTGCAACATAAGCCACACCTGCTGCACTGTCTGGAAAATCTCCGTTGCTATCTAAAGTAATGTCTGTTGCTCCTGTTAACGCAGCAACTGTAGTTGTCCCTCCTGTAACTGAAAATGAAGTTTGATTCCAAGTCCTTTTGTCTATGTATCTCAAGTTGTAAGGAGTTAAGATATTATCAATAGTAAAACGGACAGCAAGAAGTGATTGGTCTGTCTCTATGAAATCAATATCGGTCGGTAGATCAACGAAATTATTTCCTGCTAGTAATTTAATTGGAAACTCAAATTCTTGTTGCCAAGCGTGACGAATACCATACAGTTTGGCTGTAGTAAATTTTCTAGCATCGTCAATCGCAGAAATGGTAAACTCAGATGTAATTTTTGGATCTTCTTCACTTACCCCCATAGCTCTTAATACTGGAGCAATAACAGAATTCACTGAGTTTTCTGGATAAGCGTCAACGCTTATTGCTGTAGAGAAATCCGAAAGAAGTCCAGTTAATGAATTCTTCCACTGAATCTTATAATAGTCAGTCCCTGACCCAGCAGAGTCTTCTACTACTGTATTTTGCTGTGTAGTAAATATGGTCTGAATAGCAAGAGGAGTATAAGCTCCATCAATTGTTGCACTCTTTGAGACTACTATTTGATCCCATTTTATTTCACTTACAATGTCTCCACGATTATGAGCCATTGTTGTAGCAAAGGTAACTAAAGAATTAATAGTATTTGAAGTTGAGGTAACTATCTCCGAGTTTTCCGCACCAACAGATGATACCAATAACAAGATAGAACTGCCGTCAGTAAAATCAGAAGTATTGTCCACTGGAATCGCCAGTACTCCCGCAGCAATATTACTACTCAGATAAGTAAACACTTTTACACCCAATTCATTTGGGACAGTGATAGTATTTCCTATGTTATTTATGATTTTTATTTGAGGGTTCATCTCTTTTTTGGTTAATGATTATACCACATTCTTTAGTGTATACCCTTTCGGGTCAAAAATACAATTAAGCTGGAGGATTTGTGCCAACTACGACTCCTTTTTTGTCCAAAAAAGCTATGATTATTTTCAGTAAAGCACCTACACCTACTAAAGCTAATCCGATTACAACATCAGATCCTACTTGTACTAATCCTGCACCTAAAAGTAAGCTACCTGCTTCATTGAGAGTTAATGTATTATTCATATGTTTTATAATTCTAATAATTTTTTAGCTAATAATTCACGATCTTCAGCCACTAAGGCTGGATCCCAACCAAGTTGATAAGTTTTATCTAAACCTTCACCTTCTTTGTTAGAAAAATGATGATGTTCTACAACGGCTCTATCGCACCTTTTGGCAATCCCTAGCTTCTTCATCTTTGCCCACAAAAGATTGTCAACTCCAACGTGGTGAAAATCCGTGTCAAAGACCTCTCCAATCTTCTCAATGATATCTTTTCTGATCATAAAGTGCTCGTTGATATTTCCTTTGTCCTTGGAGACTTCTCCGGTATTAAAGGCAACATATCCATCTTTTCCTTCCCACAAAGCCTCTTGAAGTGAGTCTGGTGCGAACTCAGTATCGTTCGAAGCAAAAATAATCCATTCTCCTTGAGCTTCTTCTATTCCTTCTTTTACTAATTTAGGAACCCCTATTCGATCTTCAAAACTATCTTGTTTTACTATTATTTCAATTTGATCTTGTGGATAGTTTAATGCTTTTATAGAATCAATACACTTCTTCAATCCTTTCTCTCTTCCAAGAGTAGGAATAACAAAAGAAATTTTTGGTTCTTCTATTGCTATTTTTCTAATAACTCCACCAAAACTCCATCCTTCCATCACAGTCTCTAATTTTTCTACTTCTAATCCGGGGATATTATCTACAATTTCTTTTAATGACTCTCTAGTAAAAGTATGTTTATGACATCCACCACTAAGCATTGGATTTAGAGTATCTATAAATTCATCATCAGGTAAAATTATTATTACTCTTCCATCTTCTCTCAAAATTCTCCTCCACTCACAAAGAGTTTTATTAGTATCTTCCATATGCTCAAGAATATGGCTTGCTAAAATAACATCAACTGAATTACTCTCTATCATTGGTAACTCATCAATACTTGCAATAATATCAACTCCTTCCTTCTGTTCAATATCAACTCCAATGGCTCTGTCTAATGTTTTGAATTTTGAACACCCAAGATCATAAATAACTTCATCAGAATCTTTAATTAGATTTAATTTATACAATTTTTCAGGATGAGATTCTTGTGGTAAATTAAACATTTCATTTATTTCTTCTTTGCTTGACCTAATTAAATATAAACGTCTTAGTGTTTCTTGATCTGCTTGCTCTGTTCGAGTCTCTCCTATAAATATTGGATCAAACGAACTACCTGCATCAATACAAGTGATATTTGAATTTTGATCTATTGCATCTGCTATTAAAACTTTTGCAGGCATACCACAACTAAAAATGAAAATATCTCCATCTTTAGGACTTAAACTTAAATTCTTGGTTTCTTCAAAAGCATTAATTAATGGTATTTCTATAAAGGTGGCATTAAGCAACTCGCAAACTTTTTCAAGTCTTTTTGGACCAATAAAAAATTTCTTCATTGATGATTCTTTGACTGCCATCCAAAACTCTCTTAATTTTTCCAAGTCATTGTCCTTGCGATGTAGTAATGTGTTATAAGTTGCCTGATCTGTCCAGTCTACTATATCAACCTTGTCTTTTAAGTACTCAAATGACTCTTTTAATTTATCCCCAAGGGCTGTGGAATACTTGTGTTTATCACAATTTACTCCTGTTTCTCCAGCCATACAAGCTAATTCCCCATCTCCTCTTTTGACAAAACTAAAATTAATGTCATTTTCTATATTCCTAGTATATGTCTCTAATCGAGTGGGAATATCATAAAATTTTCCATCAGCGATATATCTAGGATTATTTGGAAAAAACTCTACCGCTTTAAGGTAATGCTCTTTGCTCTTTTCTTTTTCTTCAGACCACCAGTATGCAAGATAAAGCAATTCGTGTGGTGTGTGCTCGTAATATGGTTGATGATTTGAATAAAATGGTAATTGAGTAATAGATAGAGCAGCCTCACAATAAAGTATTACTTGTCTGTGCATTTTTTTAGTAGAGTAATATTCAGCCAAACGCATAAGAGGTTCTCTTCTTGCCTCTTTTTCTACTGATTTCATATACCACTTCAACATCTCATCATAATCACCCAATGATTTATAGCAATCTCCAATGAAAAGCATTGACTGGGCGGCTTCAGTTCCCCACCTACCCATTGAAATATGATTTTCAAATTCCTTAATTGCAGATTTAGCTCTACCACAATAATACATCTCTCTAGCAAAGTAATGAGAATTGCGGTCATTTTCTGGATTATTATAGCAATCCAAAGCAAGACCTTTAAGATAGCCGCCACGATTAGTGTTTTCATTTTGGTAGTGTTCTAATTTAATAATATCTTCTCCGAGATATATTCGACTAGCAGCACCATTCAAAATTTCGTGAATTATGCCAGTCCATTTTACTTTCTCTCTATTGTAGAATTTACAATGTTTAAATTTGATTACAGGATTACCAACTGCATCGTGTGAAAATACAAACTCATATTCTAGTTGCTCCACCCCACTCTCAATAGTCTCGTCCAGTTTATCAATATCAAGTTTAGTGTAGACCTCATCACAGTCTGGCATAGCAACCATATCATTTTCTGTAAGAGTAGCAGCATAATTTCTAGCTGAACCAAAATCAAAGAGAGAATCACCAGCTTTAAGAACCGGTGACTCCCCCGCAACTACAAATTTGGAATTTATTTTATTAGCTAGATCTTCTTCAATATTTATTTTAAACTTATCTCCAACAGCCTCGACCTTACAGCCGAGTTCTTTTGCAACTTCTACTGTATTGTCAGTAGATCCTGTATCAAGAACACATATTTCACCTCCTCGTTCTTGAAACTCTTTTAAGGATTCGATTAATCTTGGGAGAGTGAGAGCCTCATTTTTTGCAATGACGGCTACTGAAAATTTTGGTTTGTTCATATTATTTGCGATTTTATGAATAAATTATTTATA